CATACGAGAGATGTGGTATTCGAACAAATAGTGGTTATGACATTAGAAGTGCTAGAAGAAGTTTAAATCTTTTATTTTCTGAATGGGGTAACAGAGGTGTTCACCTTTGGAAAGTTAAATTAAATCAAATTCAATTTACAGCTGGAGTTGCAACTTATTCAGTGCCTACTCAAGTTAACGATATTTTAGAAGCTTACATTTCTTCAAGTGGTGCAATAAATGGAACTTTAAATACTGCTCTAACTAATGTTGCAACAAGCGTTGTGCTCACAGACGCTACTGGATTTGCAACAAGTGGAACAATTCAAATAGGATTAGAATTTATTACTTACACTGGTAAAGCTGGAAACACATTAAGTGGAGCAACTAGAGGAGCTCGTGGTTCGTTAGCCGTGGCTCATGCAGCAGGTGTACCAGTACAAAATATAACTGGCTCAGGAACGGCAAGTACACAAGATGTTGCTTTAACAAAAATTGATAGATCAGCTTACTCTGCTTTACCTAATAAATTAACAACTGGACAACCCTCTCAATATTTTGTTGATAGACAAACACAACCAACAATAAGTTTATATCTTGCTCCAGATGCATCTACTTATACAACATTAAAATATTATTCGATTGATAGAATTGAAGATGCTGGATCTTACACAAATAATCCAGATGTACCTTTTAGATTTTTACCATGCATGTGTTCTGGTCTTGCATATTATTTATCACAAAAAAAATCTCCAGATAGAATTCAATTACTAAAACAACTTTATGAGGATGAATTATTAAGAGCATTAAATGAAGACGGTTCAAGAACTTCTGTTTACATTTCTCCTCAAACTTATTTTGGAGATGGTGTATAATGAGTTTTGCAAGTGGAAAAAGATCACTAGCTATATCTGATAGATCAGGTCAAGCATTTCCTTATAGAGAAATGGTAAAAGAATGGACTGGTGCATTAGTACATATTTCTGAATTTGAACCAAAGCATCCTCAGATTGATCCACCTTATCATAAAGCTGATGCTGTTGCTTTACAAAACCCTAGAACACAAAGATTTCAACAACCAACAGATATATCGACTATAAATCCACAAGCTCCAAACGATGATACAATTGCAGATTCAGGTGGGATATTTGTAGGTGTTGCTAATCTTACTTTACCAGGAGATTTTGCATTTAGGACTCAAGACTTTGAAGTAACTTCAAATGGAATTACAACAACTATTCATAGTATGGTTCCAGAAGATCCTTCATTACAAAATAGAAGAAGAGAACTTATATCATTATTAGGTTCTGTGGGGGTTAGTATTACATAATGGCTATTACATATGCAGATTTTTTAACTCAAGTAAGAAACTATACAGAGGTAGATAGTAATGTTTTAACTGATGCAATTATTCAAGATTTTATTAGATCTGTTGAATTAGATATTGCTGGTAAAGTTGATTATGATGATTTAAGAAAATACTCAACTTCTAATTTTACTGCTAGTAATAGATATGTATCTTTACCTTCAGATATGATGATCATTAGATCTGTTCAAGTAATAAGTGGCACTACTAGAACTTTTTTAGAAAAAAGAGATACTAGTTTTATTAGTGAATTTAATAACTCTGGAGCTGAAGATTTACCAAAATATTATGCTAATTGGGATGATTTTAATATATTAGTTGCTCCAATTCCTGATCAAGCTTATCAAGTTCAAATTAATTATATTATTGATCCTCCTCAATTCACTTCTACTAATCAAACTTTTTTAGCTAAATATCAAGAATCAATGTTATTACATGGAGTATTAGCAGAAGCTTTTAGATTTCTTAAAGGACCTGACAATCTATACAATCTCTATAATTCAAAGTATAATGAAGAAACACAAAATTTTGCCCTACAACAAATGGGTAGAAGAAGACGAGGAGAATATCAAGACGGGGTTCCTAGAATCAAGGTTGAGTCTCCGAGTCCATAAATTAATTAAGGAGAATAATTATGGCAATAACAACTAATGCAATCTGTGATTCTTTTAAAAAAGAATTACTACAAGGAAGTCACGATTTTGATGCATCAACAGATACATATAAACTAGCGATGTACACAAGTTCAGCGACTTTAGGAAAATCAACAGAAAACTATTCTACTAACCCAGGCGGTGGATCAAACACTGAAGTAACTTCAAGTGGATACACAGCAGGTGGCGGAACACTTGTTAACCAAGGTGTAAAAGTATCAAGTTCAATAGCGATTACTGATTTTGCTGATCTATCTTTTGTAGGAGTAACTCTTACTGCAAGAGGTGCACTAATTTACAATACAACAACTAATGGTGGTTCAGGTACTACTGATGCTGTTGCTGTGTTAGATTTTGGTGGAGATAAAACTGCAACTTCTGGAACATTTACAATTCAATTTCCAGCGTTCACAACATCTGCTGCAATATTAAGATTGGCTTAATTTAGGGTCTTGAAGCTATGGCCAACTATACTTACACAGTAACCGTAGCTTCAGGAAACTTATATGGTGGAGGGACTGGAAACGTCTTTTATTTAGACGGAGCCAGAAATGCTTCAGGCCCTGGCACTGTCAATTGGGTTGAGGGAGGAACTTTAAGGTTTGAACAAAGTAATGCCTCAAATGATAATCATCCGTTAATTTTTTCTACAACTACAAGCAGAGATCAATACCTTACATCAGGGGTAACATATTATTTAGATGGTGCCTCTAACTATTCAAGCTACGTAAACACAACAACCTTTAATGCTGCTACTACTCGTTATGTAGAAGTAACACCATCATCCTCAACTGATTTTTATTATCTTTGTTATGTGCATGGTATTGGTATGGGTGGAATATTTGATATTGAATCAAATGTTTGGGGTGGATTATCTTGGGGCAATAGTGTTTGGGGAGACCAAGGTCATATTGATGTATCGGTCACAGGAGTATTATTAACATCAACTATTGGAAATGAAACTCAAAAAATTGATCATCAAGAAGATGTAGTCGGACAGCAATTAACATCTTTACAAGGCACAACTGTTGGAGGAACATCTGCTTTAGTTCAAGTTACTGGAAGTTTAGAGTCTATGGGAATAGGCTCAGTTATAACTGGATTTGGAGTAGATGTAGTTGGAAGCTCAATAACATCATCAAGTGGAAGTGTAACTATTGATGAAAGCATTTTGACTGGAGAAGGTTGGGGAAGATCATCGTGGGGAGAATTTGCGTGGGGTGTAGCTTATTCTGTAGCTGTTACTGGACAAACTTTAAATTCTAGTCTTGGAAATGAAACAGCATTTACTGATATAACAGTAAACGTTACTGGACAACAATTAGGACTTACTCAAGGTTTATTTTCATTAAAAGGAGATTTTGGTATTGTAGTTTTTGCAGCTGAAGATCAGTTAGATTTTACTATTGGAACTCTTACATTCAATGCAGATGCTACTGTTGATGTTACGACTGTCGGTACTTTAACTGGATCAGTAGGAAGCACAGTAGTAGGTTCAAAAACTCCAGTGGATGTAACTGGAATTCAAATAACTTCTTCATTGGGTACTATAACTTTAGAGCAAACCACAGTTGAACCAGTATTAGGTCAATCGATGACAATGTCATTAGGACAAACTGCTGGAATACCAGGACAACTGGTAGAAACAGGTGGGTTACAATTATCAAGCTCGATAGGCTCTGTCGTGGTGGAAGGCACCGCAGGAATTGATGTAACTGGGATTCAAATGACGGCTTCGACAGGAAATGCTAATATTACATCATGGCAAGAGATAAATCCTGGTGTTACAAATGTTTGGACAACAGTTGATTTAGCAGCTTGATTAAGGTAAAATTATAATATTTAGGAGATAAAAATTTATGACATCGGCATATTCAACAGATTTAAAACTTGAACTTATGGTCACTGGCGAAAACGCTGGTACATGGGGAGATAATACAAATAATAACTTAAACTTAATTCAACAAGCCATTTCTGGTTTTGAGCAAGTAACACTTAACAGTGGTTCAACTTTAGCTCTTGCTATGACTGATAAAACTATTTCTAATGCTAGAAATATGGTAATCAAATTTGCAACAGCATCAATTGCTGCTAGTACAATTTGTACTATTCCAGATAGTATAGAAAAATTTTATATTTTTGATGCAACTGGATTAACTAATCCTACAAACCTTACAATTAAAACTGCTTCAGGCAGTGGATTTACATTAGATGCTGCAAAAATTTATGCGGCATATTCTGACGGAACAAATTTAAATGAAATTTCATTAGACACTTTAGGTGGCACAGTTGCTGCTGCTAATATTACAGGAACAATTGCAACAGCACAAATTGCAGATGATGCAGTAACTTTAGCTAAAATGGCTCCAGGCACAGATGGAAACATTATTTCATATGATGCATCTGGTAATCCAGTTGCAGTTGCAACAGGAAGTGCAGGACAAGTATTAACTTCAGCAGGTGCAGGTGCACCTCCAACTTTCGCAGATGCTGCTGGTGGAATATCATGGGATACAACTCCAAAAACTGCAACATTCAGTGCAGTTGCTGGTGGAGGTTATTTTGCAAACACAACAGGTTCAGCATTTAATATGAATTTACCAGCAGGTGTTGCTGGAGCAGAGGTAGCAGTAGCTGATTATGCAGAAACTTGGGATTCAAATAGTTTAACAGTTGTACCAAATGGAACAGATAAAATTGGTAGTTTAAATGAAAGTGCAATTTTAAACACAAAAGGTCAATCAGTAACTTTTGTATTTGTTGATTCAACACAAGGTTGGATTAATACTTTGGATTCAACTTCTAATGTTAGAGGAACACCTCCTTATATTGAAGCATCTGTTTCAGGAGCTTGTAATACTTTAACAACTATTGATACAAATTTTAAATTAGCAACATTTACAGGACCTGGTACTTTTACTGTAACAGCAGGAACTGGTCCTTTAGCAGTAGCAGACTATCTAGTAATAGCTGGAGGTGGAGGTGCTGGTAGAGAAATTGCAGGTGGCGGAGGAGCAGGTGGTTATAGAGAAGCACATTCAGATCCAGTATCAGGACCTTATACAGCAAGTCCATTAGCAACCCCTACAGCCTTACCTTTTGCACCAGGAGCTTATCCTATTACAGTTGGTGCTGGAGGAAACGGTGTACCTACAGCAGGACCTTGTAATGAATCACCAGGTTCAGATTCAGTTTTATCAACTATAACATCAGCAGGTGGTGGATCATCTTTTAGTCCAGGAAAAACAGCTACAGGTGGATCAGGTGGTGGTGGAGAGGCTAATTCAGGTTCACAACCAACAGCTGTTGTTGCAGGTAATACACCTCCAGTTTCTCCTCCTCAAGGAAATCCAGGTGGTTTATCTTCAGGTAATCCAGCAAACGTAGCTGGAGGCGGTGGTGGAGCAGGTGCAGCAGGAGCAACAGCACCAAGCCCAAGTGTCTCTGGAGCAGGTGGAAATGGAGTAGCAACTGAAATTACAGGATCTTCTGTTACGAGAGGTGGTGGTGGCGGTGGTGGTGAAGGTTATCCAAGTAGTTACCCAAGTGGAGCTGGCGGATCTGGTGGCGGTGGTGGTGCTAGTGGAAATGCAGGACAACCAGGAACAACAAACACAGGTGGTGGAGCAGGTGGTGGTGGATCAGGGCAAGGGCCAGGTGGAAATGGTGGATCTGGTATAGTAATGATAAGATATAGGTTTCAATAGGAGATAATTATGGCACATTTTGCAAAAATTGGGATGAATGGTAAAGTTCTTCAAGTATTAACTTTGAATGATGGGGATATGTTAAACGCTGATGGCGTTGAAGATGAAACAGTAGGACAACAGTATTTACAACAACATAATAACTGGCCTGCACAAATGTGGATTCAAACATCTTACAATACTGGTAATAATCAACATTCATCTGGAGATAACTCTAAAGCATTAAGAGGAAACTACGCAGGTATAGGTATGACTTGGGACGAAGATGATCAAATCTTTTGGCCTAAAAAACCTCACGCATCTTGGGTAAAATATAATGCAGAAGCTAGATGGCAATCACCAATCGGTGATGCACCAGCTTTAACAGCTGAACAGATTTCACAAAACGAAGCCGAGACTCACAGATGGAATTACGTCTGGAATGAAGCTAATACCACTTGGGATTTGACAAATAGCTAAGCATAAATTATATATGGTGGTGGTATGCAAAAGAAAGTTTTAACAGAACAAGCATTATATTTTGGTGATGTAGCAATGCCTAAAGATTGGGATATTGACCGAGATAAATTATCAGGTGACATTTTACAATCAGTAATTTACAAGAAACAATTTCCATTCTCAAAAACTTGGGATATATTAAATAGTTATATAAAAGATCATATTCGTGTTGAACATGGTTTTAATTTAGTTAATAAATTAACCTGGGGAAATATCTATAAACCTAGCGAGACTACAATTCCTTTATTAACTGTAGATCCAGTAGATTTACGAAACTCTCCAGACTTTACAATGCTTTATGGTATTAAAGTTCAAGATTGTAATATTAGAATACTTTATGATGATAATAGACGTAAAGGAAGAAGTTGGGATATAGAACTTAAAAATAATATGTTCATTATGTTCCCATCTACAAATATGTATTACCTAACTAACAACCAAAAAGATTCATTAAACTTTGTACAAACAATAACTTATGAATATATCTAATTACTACTGGCATTTTCCTGCAGCACTCACACCAAAGTTTTGTGATGATGTAATAGCTTATGCAAATTCACAAGAAGAAGTAATGGCTAGAACAGGGGGCTATGGTGATAAAAAATTAAAAAAAGAAGAAATAAAAGATTTAAAAAGAAAAAGAAACTCTGATTTAGTATGGTTAAGTGATACTTGGATCTATAAAGAATTACACCCGTATGTTCATATGGCTAATAAAAATGCAGGTTGGAACTTTGATTGGGAAAGATCAGAATCGTGTCAGTTTACGAAATACAAACACAATCAATATTATGATTGGCACTGTGATAGTTGGGAAAAACCTTATGAAAGAGAAGATCCTAATAATCCAGAACACGGAAGAATTCGAAAACTATCTATGACTTGTCAATTAACAGATGGTTCAGAATACAGAGGTGGTGAATTAGAATTTGATTTTAGAAACTACGATCCTCATATGAGAGAAGAATCTAAACATTTAAGAAAAGCAAAAGAGATTTTACCTAAAGGATCTATTATTGTTTTCCCTTCTTTTGTATGGCATAGAGTTAAACCCGTAACCGCTGGCACAAGATATAGTCTTGTTGTTTGGCATTTAGGTAAACCATTTAGATAATATGTTTATAAATAATTATTTTAACACAACTCTATGGTCAGAACAAAAACCAGATTTTGTAAAATCATTAACAAAAGCTACTAACAAATATATTAAAGCTGCTAGAAATTTTCCAGAAGCTAAAGCACATATAAAAAAGTTTGGTGACTTTGGAAGATCATATCACTCAACACCACTTACAGCTGATAATGATTTTATAGATTTTAAAAATTATATCGGTCAAAAATCTTGGGAGTATTTAGATCATCAAGGTTTTGATATGCAGCAATATAATACTATGTTTAGTGAGATGTGGGTACAAGAGTTTGCTAAAAAAGGTGGTGGTCATCATTCAGCACACGTACATTGGAATCAACACGTATCAGGATTTTATTTTTTAAAGTGTAGTGACAAAACATCTATGCCAGTATTCCATGAACCGAGAACAGGAGCACGTGCTACTAAATTAAAAATGAAACCAAATCAAAAAAGTGTATGGGGTGGAACTGAAATTATACATTTTAAACCAATACCTGGAACCTTAATTATTTTTCCAGGGTTTTTAGAACACGAGTTTAGTGTAGACTTTGGAATAGAGCCTTTTAGATTCATACATTGGAATATACAAGCAGTGCCAAAAGAAATGGCAAAAGATGTTTAACATTTTTAGTTCTTTTTTATCAATAGATACTTTTAAATTTAATATAGAAAAATATAAAAAAGAAATTTTAAATATTAAAAAAAAAAATAAAGGAATAACGAGAAGTAGTTATGGAGGTTGGCGAAGTGATAATTTTACAACAGTTCCAAAAGAATTTACAGATTTATTTAATAAGATTGATACTAATATTAAAAAATTACAAAAAAATTTACATTTTTCAAAAAAATTAAGGTTACTTAATTTTTGGTTTAATGTTAATGGTTTAGGTTCTTTTAACAGACCACACATACACAATAGGTCTGCTATATCTGGAGTATATTATATTTTAATTCCTGAAAATTCAGGATCTATTGTTTTTATGAATAAAGATATTGATGATTTTTATACTTGTATTGATAAATATAATGAATATAATTCATCGAACTGGACTATAGATCCAGAAGAAAATAAATGTATTTTATTTCCATCTTATTTAAAACATTATGTTGAACCTAATTTGAACAAAAAAGAAAGAATAAGTATAAGTTTTAATTATGGCTTTTAAGAAAAATAAATATACAGTTATCCGTCAAGCTGTACCAAAAGAGGTGGCTAAAGATGTTTGAAGTAAAAGATAATTTTTTAGACAAAAATTATTTTAAGGAAATAAAAAATTTTATTTTAAGTGAAGAATTTCCTTGGTATTATAATGATTCTATTTCAAGTCAAAAAGATCCAAAAAAATTTTATTATTTTACACATACTTTTTATAATCAAAACACTGTAAATAGTGGTGGGTATAATATATGGAAAAAATTTTTAGAAAAAATAAATTGTAAGGCATTAATAAGAATTAAAGCTAATTTGTATAATAACATAAATGTAAAAAGAAAAAATAAATTACACAAAGATTACCCTTATTCACATAAAGGTTGTTTACTTTATTTAAATTCAAATAATGGAGAAACATATTTTAAAAATAAAAAAGTTATTCCAAAAGAAAATAGGGTTGTATTTTTTGATCCAAGCATACCACATTCTAGTTCTTTATGTACAGACAAAGAAAGAAGAATAACAATTAATTTTAATTATTTTTAATATGAATTTTAAGAAAAATAAATATACAGTTATCCGTCAAGCAATTTCAAAAGATCTAGCTGCGTTTGTTGCAAATTATTTTTTAATGCAGAAACAAGTCTATGATACATGTCGTCAAGCTAGATACATTTCTCCATATGAAACTTTATTAGGTTATTATGAAGGTGAGAATGAACAGATACCAAACACTTATTCTTGTTATTCAGATATTGCTATGGAAACATTAATGCTTAAATGCCAACCTAAAATGGAAGAAGTAACAGGATTAAAATTATACTCAGCTTATACTTATGCAAGAATATATAAAAAAGGTGATGAATTAAAAAGACATAAAGATAGATTTAGTTGTGAGATATCTACAACTATGAATTTAGGTGGGAATGATTGGCCAATATATTTAAGTCCAAATGAAAATGTGGGTGCACCAAATGGTAAAGACGTTACATCTTCAAGTAAGGCTAAAGGAATCAAAGTAAATTTAAAACCAGGAGATATGCTAGTCTATTCTGGCTGTGAACTAGAGCATTGGAGAAATAAGTTTAAAGGTAAAGAATGCGTACAAGTTTTCTTACATTATAATAATCGTAAAACACCAGGTGCTAAGGACAATATGTTTGACAAGCGTCCACATTTAGGTCTTCCTTCATGGTTTAAGCGATGATATAATTCTTAGATGGAGGCAGGGCACCACCACATACCCCCTGTCTCCTTTTAAGGATTTTAAGTTGTTAAGTATAGTTATTTAATATACCTAAAATAAGTGATATAATGTCTGCATGCCTTTAACAAACGTACAGATAAGACCAGGGTTTAACAAACAAGTCACAGAAACTGGAGCAGAGGGACAGTGGACTGATGGAGATTTTGTTAGATTTAGATATGGACTGCCTGAAAAAATAGGGGGTTGGGAACAAATAACTTCAAATACACTAGTCGGTGCAGCAAGAGATCAACTTGTTTGGGCTGATTTAGATGGTAGAAGATACTCAGCAATAGGAACGAATAAAGCACTCATAATATATTTTGAAGGAGCCTTCTATGATATCACTCCATTAGATACTGCAATAACTGGAGCAACCTTTACAACAGTTAATACTAGTCCAACTGTCACTGTAAACAAAATTGCTCACAAATTATCTGCTGGCGATTTAATTACATTTACTTCTGTTACACCTCCAGTGGGAGCTGGCTATGTGGCTGCAGATTTTACTACAAATACTTTTGAAGTCGTGACAGTTCCAAGTCAAGATACATTTACAATCACTATGGCGGCTAATGCTGGTACAACTGTTGCAACAAGTGGAGCAGCAACAATAAACCCTTATGTTAAAGTAGGACCACTAAGTCAAACTGTTGGTTTTGGTTATGGTACTTCTGGATGGGGAGGATCTTCAGGAGTTATCTCAACTTTAAATGGTCTACTACAAGATGACACTGCTGGGACTGGAGGTTCAGGAACTTCAATTACATTATCTTCTACCGCTGGTTTTCCAACATCTGGAAGTATAAAAGTTGGAGCAGAATTTATTTCATACACTGGAATTTCTACAAATGATTTAACTGGAATTACTAGAGCTGTAGCAGGCACTAGATCAGCTCATGCGAGTGGAGCTTCTGTTGAAGTTTATCTTGGATGGGGATCCGCTTCACTTACTGGTGGAGTAACTTTAGAGTCTGCATCATGGTCTCTAGATCATTTTGGATCAAAATTAATTGCAACAATAAAAGACGGTAAAACATTTGAGTGGGATACTATAAGTAATTTAGCTGCTGCATTATCAACTAGAGCAACTGTCGTTAGTGGAGCACCAACTAAATCTGTTATGTCTATTGTTTCTGAAAGAGATAGACATTTA